ACACGCCGTGGTCGCGCGATACCAGCGGCGCCGGGATCGACGATGCCAGGTAGCCGTCAAGCGAAGGGGAAAGCCGGGTCGGCGCCGGCCAGGCGGACGCGTCGGTTTCCTCGAAGGCGACCGTGGTGCCGGCGATCGATTCCACCGTGCGGAAGGCAGTCCGGAAGCCGCTGTCCAGGATCAGCACCGCGCCGACGAAGATCCATGACGGCACCGGGTCGATGGTCAGCGCGCCGAAGCCGGGCGGCAGCCCGTCAGGAAACTTGACGAAGCGCACCCGTTCCGGAATGGACAGCTGGATCCGCTGCGCGTTCACCATGGCGCGGTCGAAGGCGCGGACATTGTCCTCGCACAGCGCCGACAGGTATTCGATGCGCTTGCGCGGCGTTTGCCTGAGCGCCCGCCGCTGTTCCTTGCCCGACCGCGACGTGATGATCTCGGTGCGGTATTCGCGCGTCACCTCGTAAGGCGCGCGCTGCAGCGACGGCCCGAACGGGAACAGCGTTGCCATCTATGACTGCATGGCCTGCCGGAACGCGCCGGGCTGGGCGCGCACCGCATTCAGGATCACCTTGACGCCATCCGGCTTCGATAGCGCTTCCGACAGGAACGAGCCGGCATCGAACGTATTCACCACCGTCGTGCGGGCATCGACTGACGCAGCCGCCGACTGGCTGGCTGGCGCCTGGCTGCCGCGCATGCTGGGCATGCTGGGCAGCACGAAGCCGCCGCTGGCATAGCCGGGCAGCCCCCTGTTGATGCTCTCCAGCAAGGCGCGGTGCTTCTGCGTCGCCGCGGCGTTCACCACGAACTCGCGGCCATGCACGATGCCCGCAGGCGCCTGCGCCGGGATGTCGCCGGTGTAGCCGCCGGATGCGTACAGGCCTGGCCCCATAGGGAGGCCGCCCATGGGACCGGCGAACATGCTTTTCATGAACTGCTGGATCGCCATGTTGAGCGCCATCGACAGCAGCTGGTCGGCAATGCGGCTGATGGCATTGTAGAACGCTTCGGCGGCGTCGGTGCCGTTGCGGAAGTCCTGCACGAGACCGATGATCGCGCCCTGCGCAATGCCGGCGACCTGCTGCGCCACCTGCTGCGCCGCAGCTGTGGCCTCGGCCGTCTGCTTCGCCGCCTTCGCCGCCGCCGTTGCCGCGGCCGCGGTCGTTACCGCCATGTTTTCCGCCTGCAGCCCGGCCTGCGCCATGGCGTGCGCCTGCTCGTTGATCTTCGCCGTCAGCTCCGGTGTGATCGCCAGGCCTTGGCTCTTGGCCGCGTTAAGCAGCTGCTCCTTGATCGTCGCTTCCTCGGCGGCCGCCGCCTCGGCGTTGACCGCCATCTTCTTCTGGTCGCTGGACAGCGTGTAGTCGCGATTGATTTCGTTTTCCCGCTGCGCCTGCGCGAGCCGGCGCTCGTTGGCGGCAAAGAGTTCGTCGAAGGCTACCTTCTGTTCGCGGATAGCCTCGGTGCCGGCGCGGCGCTGCGCATAGGCCAGCACGTCCTCGCGGGTGGCGCCGCCGCCGAGGATCGACTTGTTGCTGGCGATCGCGCCTCCCATGCCGGGAATGTCGGCAATCTTGGTGCCGGGCTTTGCCTGCAATACCTTCAGCGCTCCACCCGGCCCGAGGAAATGCGCGAGATGCAGCATCGCCTCATCGACCTGTTTCATGCCGCCGGCCAAGAGCGCGCGCGTGTTGTCCTCGGCATAGGCGCGGATCATGCGCCGGTTGGTCTCGATATCGGTCCGCAACGCCAGGATAGCGGCGTCCGACATACCAGCCGCCTCGGATGCGAAATGGTCCTTGAACACCGACAGCCATGTCGACGAGATAAACTGCCCGGCGCCGGTCGCCGAGCTGAGCGGATTCTTCGCTGTGGAGCTGCCGCTGCTCTCGGCCCTGATCACCCGCTCGACGAAACTGTCAATGGCGCCAGCGGCTTCGCCGAGCGACCTTCCGAGCGCATCCTCTCTCGCCCGGATTAACGGCGACAGGTCGATCGGCCCGCCGGCACCGGGCATCTGGTACTGTAGCGCCCGCTGGATGGTCTGGCCGGCCGACGCCGCGGCGCGATCAAGCTCCTGAAATGACTTCACCAGTTCGTCGCGCATCGCCTTGGCCAGTTCTTGGACGCGCCCGACACTGTTGGCGATGATAACGTCCATCGCTTCGACCACCGTCTTGGCATCGGCACTCGATGCCCTGTGCTCGTCAACGGCCTTGGTAAGTTTGCCGAACTCCTTCTGCAGCTTCACGATGCCATCGACCGACACGCCCATTATTTCCAGCATGTTGGTGATGTCGTCCATGTCGACATCCATGCCCTTCAGGGCTTTCTTGGTGTCGTCATAGGCGCCGGCTAGCGCTGTCTGCGCGGCTTCGGCTTTCTCGGCGGCTTCGGCTGCCTCCTGCTGTTTCTTGGCTACCCTCTCCAACTCCGGAAACAGCGCGCCATATTTGTCGGCCAGATCCTGGATGGCCTTGGCGTGCTTTTTCAGTTCCTCGGTGGCTTTCTTGGAGTCCTCCTCACTGGATGAGAAATAGCTGGCCGCGGCGGTTGCCGCGAAGCCGAACGCCACCACCGCCAGGTTGATCGGATTGAGCATGCCGAGGAACGCGGCGCCGAGGGTGCGGGCGCCTAGCGCAAGGCTGCCGCCGGACATCTGCTGGGCGATCTGGCCGAGCTGCACCTGCAGCGCGCGGATGCCCTGGCCGGACGCCAGGCCGGAAAAGATATCGTTCAGCTGGAATTGCAGGATCCGCGCGTCACTGGCGATCTGCCCGGCGGACTTCTGGAAATTGTCGTTGAGCGGCGCGAAGTTGGCCTTGGCGCCTTTGCCGATGCCGCTGACCGCCGCCTCGGCCGCCTTGGCGGCCTTCTCGGTGGCGCGCACCGCCGACTTCAGCGCAGCCTCATAGTCCTTGAGGTTGGCCCGCAGCGTTACGACAACTGCTGCGTCATCAGCGGCCATTTGTTATTTCCCCATGATGGCATTGCGCATCGCCTTGCGGATGCGCTGTTGCGACTGTTTCCGGTTAGCGCGGTAGGACGGCAGAAGGTAGGGCTGGGCCGGCATGTCGACGGTTCCGAACTCCAGCAGCCGCGCCACCTGGTAGGTCTTGCCGCTCTCGTCGGTCTGGGTGCTTCGATCGCCAGCGGTGACCGCGATGTAAAGCCCGCCGCGCTTGCCTTCCTTGACGCCGCCATGGCGGATGGAATCGCGCACCGCGCCGGTTTCGACCGGCACCCTCAGCCTGGCGCCGGTGACGATGCGGTCGGCGGATTCGACCATGGCCTGCTCAAGTTCGGCGCGCATCTTCTTCGGCAGCTCGTCGACCAGCCGGCGCTGCAGTTTATCGATGCCGGTGACCATTTGTCCGCCGCGCCGCCGCCCGATTGACCGGACTGTCCTGTTTCTGCATCCAGTCCCAGATCTCGCCCTTGTCGGTATCCGACAGCCGCGAGCCGGGTTGCTCGACCTCGTGCGCCGCCGACCAGATGTCGGCCACCGCCACGAATTCCCAGACCGTCATTTTCTTGACGTCGCCGGGAGAGATCCCCATCAGGACGGCGTTGCCGAGGATGGCTCCGAATCGGATCTTGCCGTTGGGGAGATCGTCGATCCGTTCCTGATCTCCCCGACTTTTCCCGCCGGCTCGTCTGGCGCCCCGTGCAGGGCCGCCGACAGGATCTTTACGGCCAGGATGGCCAGACCGTTCTCGCCGCCGATGTCCTGCGGCCGCTCCTCGAGGTTGCGGCGCACCAGCCTTGACGCCGTCGACGGTTCAAGGCCGCCGCCGATCAGACCGAGCCGGATCACTGCCGGGATGTCTTCCATCCGCCACTGATTGGAAACGATCCGCATCAGCACCACACCCGGCCCGACATCGCATTTCTCCTGCAGTTCGATCAGCTCGCCCCAGCGCAGGCAGAAGTCATATTCCTCGCCGCCGAATTCGGCGGTGACCTTTGCTGTGCGACTCACGGCGTGGCGGTCCAGGTGGCGGTAACGGCGCCGTCGGACTGGGCATTGATGGCGAGCGTCACATAGCCGCCGCTGTCGGCTGCGAATGCTTCCGAGTCGACGTGGAATTTGCCCTCGATCACCTTCTTGCCGGCGCCTGTGCCGAAGTCGATCGTCACCCGCATCGGCACGCTGTCGGTGCTCATGGCCGCATCGTCCCAGTCGGGCACGGACTCGGCCGCGGCCACGCCGTCGCCGGTGATGGTTGCCGACTGGCTCTGCACGGTGCGGCCGACCCAGGTCGGCGCGTCGGGATCGTCGCAGTCGGGGATGTTGATCTCCTGCAGGTTCTTGGAAATCGTGACGCCTTTCGACGTGAAGCCGCAAGGTGCGGCGTACACTGTCGGCGTGGCATCATCGCCAAGCTCGACCAGCATCTTTCCGAATTTTGCAACTACGGGTTGGGTCATTGGTCTGGTCCTTTCACTGACGTTGGACTGCGGCCTCGAACAGAAGGATCCCGTGACTCGTCAAGCCGTCCGGATCACGGGTAAAGCGGCTGTTGCGGTGCTCGAAATAGGCCATGCCGTTGCTGGCAAGCGGCAGCGCTGATTCCTGGTCGTGCAGCGCGGCGCGCACTGCATCGCCGATCTTCTTGGCCTCGGGAAAGCCGGGCGCCCGCGACCACACGTCGAGCTGCTGCGCCACCAGGAGGCCGGCGATGCAGTCGGCATCGTCAGCGACCGAATCGGCCGGGCCGATGCTGACATAGGGAAACACCGCATTGCCCGGCACCGAGTCGTAAATGCGGCCGTTGACCAGCGCGGCAACGCTGGGATCGGCCTTGAGCGCCTGGACGATGGCGCCCTGGATTTCAAGTTCCGGATTTGCCATTTTTCTTGTCCTGGTCCGGCTTTTCCGCCGGCTTTTCCGGTGCGGCCAGCACCCGTTTGCGGCCGAACACGACGGTGCCAATGCGCGCCGCGATCCGGGCGATCACCTCGCGCCGTTCCTGGCAGGAGATGCACGTCATCAGGTGGCGACGCCGCCCTCGACCAGAAACACCATCATCGACCGGTTGGTGGTATCGCGGCGAACGTCGCGGATATTGTAGGCAAGGCCGTTGCGGACACTGCGGATCTGCCAGTCGTTGCCGACCAGCGCCACCTGGCTGTCGATGCGGACGTTGACCAGCATCGGCTGGCGCCCGGCCAGCCGTGCCGCAACCACAGATTCGGATCCCGGCATGGTGCGGAACTCGGCGCGACGCTGGAACTGCTCCACCCAGGTCGAAACCGTGTTGCCGTATTCATCCTCCTCATCAAGGCGGCGATCGAATGCGACATGGTAGTAAAGCCGGCCGGCGCCGGTCTGCGTCAGTTTCTCCATTTCATGCCAGCGCCGGATCCCGCCAGCGATGCAGCAGCGCGGTCGCCCTTATGGGCAGATAGCCCGTCGCCACCTCGTTGTCGGTCGCGCCGGCAGCGCGATCGTCATAGAGATATTCGAGCATGATCCCGACCGCTGCCTCGATCTCGCCGGGAAGATTGTCCGGTGCCCAGTCGACGATCGACGGGTCGTCGGGATCCGGCACGCCGATGGTTTTCTTGCAGTAGCCGACCACCGCCTCGCTGGCCTGCACGATCTTGCGCGTGATGTCGGCGTCGTCGTCGGTATGCTCCACCCGCAGGTGCTGCTTGGCGACGTCCAGGGTCAGCAGCGCTACCATTTCGAGCCATCCGGTCCCATCTGCGTCAGATCGCGCCCAGCACGGCCCTCTGGCCCGGCCAGGCCCCTTTCGCCGTCCCTCCCATCCTTGCCGTTCTTGCCATCGCGGCCACGCTTGACGGCAAGCCGCCAGGCGGCGCCGGTTTCCGGTTTGTCCGTCGTTGCCTCCTGCGCGATCCACTGCGAGCCGCCGAAGCTCACTGCGTCGCCCTTGGCGTATTGTTCCTCTGCGCGGTAGACGCCACGGTCGAGCACGACCGGGAAGACGATTGGGAACTCTTTCACCCGCTCGCCCTGCGCAAAGCGAAACGTCACCGTGCGCTCGCCGTCGCAGTCGACTGCCAGATCGTCGAAGCCCAGTCCGTCGTGGCCATCGACGCGGCCGAGCTTCACCAGCCTGCCGTCCGACATCGTGAGCAACAGCTCGCCGTCGCGATTGATGGTGGCGCCGGCAACGCCAGCACCGTCCTTGCCAGGCTCGCCCTTTTCCGGCTGCCGCTCCTCCAGTTCGGCAATGCGCTTGAGCAGCGGCCGGATGGCCCGCGTGACATAGTCGGTCACCGTCTCGAAAACCGAGTCGGCCATTTCCTGAATGTCATCAGCCATTGGCGAACTTCCTGTTCAGTGCCAGGGCGAACCGCTTCGGCGCATTCTCGTTCTGGTTGACCGGCGGCGCGATTTCCGCGGCCGGCGCCGGCGCCGGCTTGGCGAACGGATCGTCCTGGTCGCGCTTGTCGAGTGCGGCGAGCGAGAAATTCTGCTGCTGCAGATACGGCGACTTGCCGCCCTTGACCGGCCCGAGGTTCAACCGCAACCGCGCTTCGTTCGGCGACATGACGCCGGCACCCACCGCATCGGCGAGCGCCTTGATCTGGGTTGCGGTATCCATCCGCAGCAGATCATCCAGCTCGAACTCGGTGCCGTAGGGCGTCGGCAGCTCGAGGCCTTCGTCCAGCGCCAGCTCGATCGACTCGATGTATATCTGCAGGCACTGCGAATAGTACTGCTGATCGAGCGCCTCGACGTTATTGGAGGTAGGCATCGGGCCGAGGCCGAGCTTGTAGGGCGGCACGCCGAACACCGCGCAGATCGCCTCAGCGGCGAACTTCTGCTGCTCCATGACCTGCGCATCGACCGCCTTGAAAGCCAGCGGCTCATAGTGCAGGCCATCGCCCAGCACCGCGGTCTTGCCGGCGTTGGTGCCGGTATAGTTCAGGTCGAAATAGTCCTTGAGCCGCTTGGCTGTATCGTCCGAGATCGCACCTGGCGCCGACAGCACGCCACCCGGCCGCGATCCATTCGCGAACAGGCTGGTCTCGTTCTTCTGGATCGCCAGGCCCTGCAGCGCCGCTGCGCCGGCCGCGTACATCTTCGAAAGGCCGACCAGCGGATGATAGAACGTGTCCTGGCGATCGTGGATGATCTCGCGAGACGGCACCGTTACCTGCTCGTCGCCGAAGCCGGCCAGATCCCAGTTGCCGCGCAGCTCGTAGAAGATGGCGCCGTCCGGCGCGGTCAGTGTCGTCACCCGGCTCGGGTCGAGCACATGCAGCCGTGTAACGACGCCGCGCTGGTCGCGCTGCTTCAGCACGTAGGTGTTGCCGTGGATCAGCTTGGACTGCACCCAGGAGGCGAAGAACTGGATGCGGTTCTGATAGGCGTTCGGCTTGCGGATGACCGGCGAGAAGGCCGGCGAATCGGTCTCGGTCCAGATGCCGTTGTCGTCCTGGCTGACCAGCTTCAGCCGCATCTTGGCCACGTCCGAGGAGATCACCTCGATGCAGCGGAACACCGGCCAGAACGACAGCCAGTCCTCGACGCGGATCTCGTCATTGCGCTGCCATGCGCCGGCATAGGACTCGCGGATGACCGGCCACCAGCCGCGGAAGCCGTCGACCGGCTGCGGCGGGTTCTGCGTCGCCGCCTTGGTGATCTGCAGCCCGAGGAGCCGCATTATTTTTTCTTCTCGGCGTGGAGTTGCCGGGTTTTGTAGCTCTTTGCCTCCTCCTTCGCCTCCTTTGCCTCGGCTGCCTTTTTCGGCTTCTTCCCATTAGCCGCCGTGGCCTTGCCGGCGGCGATCAGGCCTTCGGCAATCCGGTCGGGTATCTCGACCTCTTGGCCTTCCTCGAAACGATTGGTTCCGAATCGCGTGGTTTCGTTGAACACGATTTTCATGGCGGATCCTTCGCGAAAGAGACCGGCCGCTTAAGGAGGACCAACGGCCGGCCAGGTGTGGGAGGCTCTTACGGAACGTAAGCGGCGTTTTCGATCCACTGCACGACGCCCGTGCGGCGCGCCAGCCAGGTGACAAACCGCTCGGCGCGGATGCCGACCAGGTTGTTCTGCCATAGCGATACCAGCACCGTTGTCGCGGTGGCCGGACTGTCCGGCGCATCGTTCATCTGCAGCGATGCCTCGCGGGAGATGTCCAGCATCACGCCATCATCGGCGAACAGGATCTCGCTAGTTTCGAGCAGGTAGATGCGGTCACCACTGGCACCCGGCACGATGTTGGTCGAGGTGATCACCGGGAAGCCGAACAGCGTGCCGCCATCGGCGCCCAAGCCCGGAAATTCCGGCACCCCCATCACGTTGCGTGACAGGCCGAGCGTGGCCGCCCTTGCCGGCGTCATCACCCATGCCATGCTGTTCATCGGATGATTGGCCGTCGAGAACAGGTTGACCAGCTTGGCGAGATCGGTGAAGGCAGCCGCCAGCGTAGTGCCGGACGGCGTCTGGCCGGTGACGCCATTGGCGACCGAGGCCGGCGACGTGGCGGCAACGAGCGCCTTGGACGGATCGAGGAAGTTGGTATCGATGAACTGCGCGATCGCCGCGATCAGGTCGTTGCGGATCAGCGCCTCGGCGGACGGGTTGGAGAACCGCGCCAGTTCCTCGGTGATGACCACGATTGCCGCCACCTTGTGGAACGGCATGGTGATCGTGTCGAAGGCGAGCTTCGACAGCGGCTTCGGCGCGCCTTCGCCGACCCACCCGGCCGATGCGCCTGCGGTCTGCCTCGGCACCTTGATGTTGAACGGCACCCGATGCAGCCCCGGCATGCGACCGACGATGGTGGCAGCCCGCAACAGCTCGATGAACTCCGACTCCATCGCCCGGTATTCGACCAACGGTTTTGCCCAGGTGGTGTCGGTGGTGGTGCCGGCGGCCACTGCGGCCTTCAGCACGGTCTCCACTTCCGGCGTATCGGTCCAGGTTCTTGCCTGCTTGACGGCCTGATCCAGATTGCCCTTGCTGCGTGCCAGCGCCATCGCATAGCGGGTGAACGCCGTGCCCTTCGGCAGGTTGGTCCCGCGCACCTCGATGCGTGGCGTCAGGCGCTGCTTGACCGGCTCCGGCAGTTTGTCGTTGACCGGCTTGGCCTCTGACTTGCTCAGCCGTTCCACATCATGCAGCCGCACCAGGTGGCCGTCGATCTCGTTCAACTCGGAGGCAAGCGTGTCATATTCCTCCTTCTGTGCTTCATCGAGCGTAGAGCCATCGGCTTCGCTGACGATTGCTACGATGCGGGCGGCCTTGGCCGCCCGGCTGGCCTCAAATGCCGAGATCTGCTCGGCAATCGAAACATTGGCGTTCATTGGTTTCTTCCCTTCGGGGTTCACGGTTACGGACTTGCCCGTGACGCCGGGCGGGATGACATCGGCTTGCCTCTGGCCTGTCGCGGCCGGCGCGCCGGTGTCGAATTGCTTGATGGTGTGAATGGAGGCTTCCGCATTGGCAGGGATCGTCACCGCCGACAGCTCCAGCCATTCCCATGACTTGAAGCGCAGGCCGCCCGACTTCTCGAGCCGCTCGGTCTCGAGGCTGCGGAATCCAATCGACAGGCCGCGCACCAGTTTGGCCTTGATCAGCTTCCAAGCCTTGTCGATATCCTCGGTAATGCCCTTCTCGACCTGCGCGACGATCTCGATGCCGGCCTTGGTCACCTTGGCCTCGGTGACGTGGCCGATCGGCTGGCGGCTGTCGTGCTGCCACAGCAGCGGCAGCGGCAGCGCGAACTTCGCGCCTTCCGGATCGACGATGTCGTCCATGCGGTCGGCGGTTGGCGTCGAGGCCACGCCGCGAATTATCCTGGCGTCTTCCTCGACCGATTTGACGTCGAGCAGCGAATAGGCCCGGTTCATTGTCGAATCTCCTTCTAGCCAGCCGCCAGCGTGATTGTGGCTGGCCCTCGAATGACCATGACTTCCATCGACCCGGATTCGGCGCGCACCCAGACATCGTCCTCGGCTTCCAGATTGTGCGCCGCAGCCATGCCGGACTGCCTGACCGCCACGAAGTCGACTGTGTCGGGCTTCGGCTCGGAACCGCCGACCACCAGCCGGCAATGGTACTCGCCATTCACCAGCGTGCAGTTGAGGTTGCCATTGGAGACGTTGGTGTAGGCGGTCTCAGTAATGGCGATGCGATGGGTCGTTGTTGACATGACCGTTCCCCAAAATGAGCATCTGGTATTGCGGCTCTCTGGCCGGCTCCGGATTGCGGCTCATCATCTCGGCCGCGTTGAAGGCCGCCATCAGCGGATCGATCTTGGCCGCCGGCGCCTTCTTCTCGATGTAGACGTTGCTGCGCGTCTGCTGCAGGCTGGCATTGCCGACGCACCAGGCCATCATGCGCGATCCGGAATGCTTCAGCGTGCCGTCGGCCAGCTTCCGCTCCACCCCGAAGATCGCCGCCGACAGGCGATAGCCCTGCGATACACCCGCCGTCATCGGCTCGCCGATCCCGTAAAGCGCCAGCTCCTCGAGCAGTGCCGGCACGCCAGCCGGATCAAGCCCGATCGCGCCCTTTTCCGGCAGCAGACCGGCATCCCTCAGCCGCACGATGATCGCCGCGGCTTCCTCGGCGTCCTGCTGGACATGGCCGCATAGCACCAGGTCGCCGTCGGCCTGGAAGTCGGTGAGTCGTTCGACGATCTCCTTGTGACGCTCCAGCAGCTTCGGCTGCGCCCAGGCCTTGTTCCACAGCATCCAGTGCCGGGTCGTCTTGTGCCGGCCGAGCACCGCCAGGCCCCACAAATCCGACAACCCGCCGACGTCGCCGCCAACCACGCAGACGTCGCAATTTTCCTCGATGTAGTCGAGCGTGATGTCCTCGTCGCCCGCTTCGAGCCAGTAGTCGGCGCCAGGCCAGCGGTCGGAATGCAGCGCCAGCCCGATCTCGACGTTCAGGTGCTGCGAGGCCCAGCGGCGAACCTCTTCCTCGCCCTTCTCCGTCGCTGCTTCATAATCGGCGACGAGCCGGTCAATGGCGATCGAGCGGCCGAGGTTCGGCATCACCATCGGCCAGATGGCCGGATCCTGCCACGGCTTGCCCGGATCGGTCTGCATCGCCTCCGGAAACTCGTAAAGCAGCGGCAGCATCCGGCCGTTCTTGATGCGCCCGTCCCTGACGCCTCGTGCATATTGCAGCTCGGCCTTGAAGGCGCCGGCTGGCGCTTCGTCCGACTGCGTCGTGATGATCACCAGCACCGCCTCACGGTTCGGCAGCATGCCGCCGCGGATCTGCCCGATGACCCGTGCGGCGCCGTTGATCGTCGCCATCAGATGCAGCTCGTCGAGCAGCACGAAGGCCGGCTTCGACCCGGTCACCACCTTCATGTCGAAGGTCTTGACCTTCAGCCTGGCCTTGTTGCGCCGGTCGGTGATCGTCTTGGTGTGGTGTTGGATGTGGAAGCGCTTGGCCAGATAGTCGTCGTTTTCGATCATGCCGACCGTCTGCTGGAAGGCCAAGTCGGCCACCTCCTGCGTCGGCCCGATGTAGATGCCCTCGGCGCGCGGCCGCATGTTCATCAGCAGCCAGGTCACCGCGATCGCCGCGCCGCCGGTGGTTTTGCTGTTCTTCTTCGGCACCATGACGAAGACTTCCGGCACCATCCGGAGACCCTCGACCAGCGAGCCGAAGATCGCCCGGACGATGTCGCGCTGCCATTCGCCGGCCGCTTCCCTCATGGCCGGATTGCCGGGAACGTCGGGCAGCTTCAGCTTGTCGAAGATCGCCACCGCGCGGCCGGCCTCGGCATCGTTCAGCAGCAGCGGCGGCATGATCGATTTGCCGGCCCGCAGGAAATCCTCCCAGCGCGGGCAAGCGAAGTTCCAGCCCATCAGTTGACCAGGCCGCCCCAGTCGCTGTCTTCGTGCGCCGTCTGCGCCTCGATCTGCCGCATTTGCTTCTTGCCCAGTTCAGTGTCGGGTGAGCGCCCGTGAACGTAGGGTGCCGCTGCGGTTGCCATACGATCGCGTCTGGTTACGTCGGCTTTAGGATCGTTCATTACGGACAGCATATAGGCCAGCGGCGTCTGTTCGGGCGGCCTATCGTCCAATTTGGGCATCTTGGGAGGCCTGCCGGCACCAGGACGTTTACCGCCGTTTTTTCTGTTTTCTGATTTCACCAAGGGTAAAAAATCCGTCATCAGGGGGCGCCGGTCCTCTC